ATGGAAACCCAGATGTTCCTTTTTTCGCACCAATGGATTTGTCAACCAGTCCAGGATTTCCAGCAAAGGTTCAACACACACAAAAGAAGAGGTTGTTCGACATCAGGGATGGCAAGCAAGTGCCCATTGGGGAGCTTGCTGAGAGACATGAACGAAACATGCTGCTCCGCTTTAACGGCGTGAGACCTGTCACCATCTTTGCGTGTTCTTTGAAGGACGAAAGATTGCTGGAGGAGAAAAAACCTCGCTTAATTCAAGGTGCGCCCATAGAGTTTGTCATAGCGTCAAGACGCTTGACGATGGACTTTGCAAGTGCCTTTTACAGCAGTAGCGTGGACAGCTTCTCTGCAGTGGGGATGAACTGTCTTGGGGACGATTGGAAGAAGCTAGTCAGCAAGTTGAGATGGAAGGACCGAATCATGGCCGGCGACATTAAATCGTTTGGACCCACTTTAGATCAAAATGTGGTCAGCCGGGCCTATAGCATCATCTGCAGCTGGTATGAAAACTACGCAGAAGACACAACCATTAAGGCCACTTGTGCCAAAGCAAGGCGAGTTCTTAGGGATGAAGTAGTTAACAGCTGGAACGTGGCGTACGACACTGTGTTCCAAACGCTAAGCTGCAGTCCTACTGGTCAGCCATTAACAGTTGTCATTAACACATTGTGCTTGCACATGTATGTGTTCATGTGCTGGTTGGCCATCATGAACAAGGAGAAAAAGGAACTAGCCACTTTCACAGCATTCAAGGAAAACACTGACTTTTTTGCTTATGGAGACGACTTCATAATGTCTGTGTCGCCAACTGTTGCACCAATTTGGAACAATAAGATCTTGCAAAAGCAGCTTGCGACATTTGGAGTTGTGTACACCGGAACAACGAAGACGGCAGAGGTGGCTGAGTTTGAAACACTCGAACAAACCAGCTTCCTAGGCAGGAAATTCGTCAAAGTGGACGGTATACCTGCGGGAGCACTGAACATCGATGTAATCAATGATGTGCCCAACTGGATGCACAAAAAACATATCGCTGCTCCAGACGACATGCTTTATTCCATGTGCATCGGGCTACTGCAGGAATTCGTGTTCCATGGCAAAGCCAAATTTGATCAGGCACATGAGAAACTGGC